CGTGCCGTGAGTACACCATCAAGTGGTTCATTGACAGCATGAAGAAGAAGGGCAACCCATTCGGCAATGAAATGCTGAAGGCTTGCCGGTTCTTGTCTGAACTGATCTGGACTGCCATCAACATGAACGTGTCAGCAGCTCGTCGTGGTATGGACTGGCTCCAGCATTGTGCTGAGGTCTGCTTGGACAACGGTGTGATCCCACAATGGGTGACACCTCTGGGCCTGCCGGTTCACATGCGGTACGTCAATCAAACCAAACGGAACATCAAGACCCAGGTATTTGGGACCGTGAGGCAGTGCCGCATCCGCGAAGACACCGAGAAGCTGAGTAAGCGGAAGAGCATCAACTCGATGGCTCCTAACTTCGTCCACTCCTTGGATGGCTTCGGAGGTCTTGCAGGAAAAACTGTGAATTTGGCATTTGAATCTGGCGTCCGTTCTTTTATGATGATCCACGATCAATACAGCACAGTGGCTCCTCATGTCTCAACGGTTGCGGCATGCGTCCGCGAAGCCACTGTCCAACTCTTTTCAGGAAATATTTTGGAGGACTTGCATATCCAACTGTCGGCTTTGCTACCCTCTGATGTACGGCTTGAGTCCCCACCAGAGCAGGGGGACTGCGACATAAGCCAAGTGAGGTCTGCTCTGTATTATTTCAACTGAGGTGATTTATGCGTAAGAAACTAAAAAAGCTGACCAGTCCTGTGGGGACTGCCATCTACCCGCACCTGTCCAAACCTGACACTAAGTTCAATGAGGATGGTGAGTACCGGGTCAACCTGCGTCTGTCGATGGATGACGCCAAGCCTTTGCTCAAGGAGCTCCACACAATCCTGAAGGATCACGTTGAGGACGTGAAGAGTGAGAAGGGCAAGTCAAAGATCAAGACTCAAGACCTGCCATACAACGAAGTCGAGACAGAAGGCTCACCCACTGGTGAGGTTGATGTCAAGTTCAAGCTCAAGGCTGTGGCAGGATCGAACGACAACAAGTGGGAGCAACGGCCCGCCCTATTCAATGATAAGGGTGAGCGTATTGATCCTGAAGAAGTCAACGTCGGATCTGGTTCGTCAATCAAGATTGGCTTTGAGGTGTTTCCCTACTACACAGGGTCACTTGGTGCAGGTCTGTCTCTTCGTATGAAGGCAGTGCAGGTGCTCGACCTTGTTGAGTTCGGTGGTAATGAATTTGATAACTTTGATTTTGAAGTGAAGGAGTCCGCCGAGGAGGAGGCAGAAGCTGATACCGATGGCGAAGAAGACGACGACGACATCCC